CTGGAATTCAATATACATCAGTACAGTTGTTTGGGCAACTGCTGGCTGGCAAGATGTTTGCGCCAACGAGCTCGGGCAGCATTGCGTTTGATTTTACGAGCAGTGGTAGGTTTGACATATTGCTCACGTTCACGTACTTCAATTAGTAATCGTGATTCAATGATTTTTTTCTTGAGTTTACGCAGGGCCTTTTCAACATTGCCATCTTGTCCTACATAAACCACTCGACCTCGACGCACTAGGCAATCTCCTTTGCTGTGGGAGTATTTACCTGGTCTACATCAATTTCTATGTACTTTATTCCTTGATCCTGATAGCGTTTGAGATTATACATATGAGGCAATAAAATACGCTCTAGTTCACTGTGAAGCCCACGTGCCCCAGTTTTGTTGGCGCGAGTTCTTTGGGCAATTTCTTTAAGGCTATCCGAAGAAAACTTTAATTTCACTTGATCCTGCGCAAACAACCATGTGTACTGAGAAATATAATTGTGTTTGACATCAGTAAGGATTGCCATGAGTTGCTCCTCGTCAAGATCTTCTAGGGTAACCCAACTTGGGAAACGTCCCACAAACTCAGGAATCATTCCAAACTTCATGAGATCATCAGGTGCCACTTGACTGAGACTGTTGATATCTTTAGATATCAACTCTGCAGAAAATCCCATGGCAGTGCCTTGTATACGATTTTTTACAATTGTGTCAAGTCCAACAAATGCGCCGCCAGCAATAAACAAAATATTGTGTGTGTTGATTTCGGCCATTTCTGCATTGGGATTTTTACGACCGCCTGTGGGTGGTACACGACATGTGGTACCTTCAACAATCTTCAACAGGGCCTGCTGCACACCTTCGCCTGAAACATCGCGTGTGATAGATGATGATTCACTCTTACGTGCAATCTTGTCAATTTCATCAATGAAAATAATACCACGTTGTGTTTTTTCTACATCGCCGTTGGCAGCAATCAACAGTCGACTTATCAAGGTTTCAACGTCGTCGCCAACATAACCGGCTTCGGTAATTGATGTAGCATCAGCAATGGCAAACGGCACATCTAAATAACGTGCCACAGTTCGTGCCAGCAATGTTTTTCCTGAACCAGTTGGTCCCAACATCAACACATTTGATTTTTCTATTTCAATATCTTTGCTGGAATTATTGATGCGCTTGTAGTGATTGACAATAGCCACACTCAACATGATCTTGGCTTGGTCTTGACCAATTACATATTGGTCAAGGAATTGTCGTATTTCAACTGGATCAAGCCTGCGTTCTACTGCAACTTTGGGTTCTGGTGTGTCATCACTCAAGAGCTCTTGGCAGAGATCAACACATTCATTACAGATGCCCACGTGGTCTCCCACGATGAGCTTTTTGACAGTATCCTTGTGTTTACCACAAAAATTACAATGATTAAATGTTTCCTGTGACACTATGCTCCCGTTGATTTTTGATGGGTTAATCGATGTGCGATTTCTTCGCGTTCAGTGTAAGTCAGCAATTCAGGATCGTATTCGCCTGACTCAAGTTTTTCAATTAGATAATCAATGTAAGCAGCATCATAAGTGTAGCTGTCATTGAGATCCTTGTCAACTTCAATCCATTTTTTCCCGTTAAACTTATATAGCTGAGTGGGCAACATGTCTACACGTAAGAACATATCTCCCTTGGAGGCTTGGGTAGGCCAATCAACACCAAAGCCCGATACATTGCCACTTAGTGATTCGTTGTCGGCTTGAAGACCAATCTCATGTTGCCATGGCAATTGATCTATCTTCCCTTGATCAAGTAGTCTACGCTGTTCTTTGATGGTGGTTTCAGGATGCTGCACTTTCCATGCCCGCATAGCTTCTTTTTCTTCTTCAGGTTCAATTTCTTTATCTTCTGCAATGACATTGGGTTCAATATCAACCCTGGGCTCTTCTTGACTCATGTCATAGGCCTGATCAAATGCTGCAATTTCTTCGTCGGTCCAAGGACGTGTGACCATGCCTGGTATCTCTTCAGGTGGCCGGATGTTCATGGCAGCTTGATCATCTGTAATCTTGGCATTGCCTTCCACAGGTCTTACTACTGGGAATGGCCAAGGCTTTTCTTCTTCTGTTCTGTTGGCACTGTCTTGAAATAGTTTAATTAAAGCCTCTGGCGGAGTATCGTCGTCTTCGTTGGGAGGCAAAGTTCCAAAGTCTTCGGCTTGCACTGGCGCAGGTGGATGCTCATATCGTTCGCGTTTGATCCAGCCCATGCTTTCAGTAGCAGCCAACAACATCATAATGGCCAAGGGATCGAACACCAACACTATACTAATAATAACCCAGCGCACTGCTTTTTCCAACATAGTCTCGTCGGGCTTGTCATTGTAGATCAACGCAGCAATGTATTTGATAGGACCAACTTCGGCTTCAACTTTTCTCAGCTCTTTGGCAACCGGTGCACGTTCTTCTTTGAGCCGGGAGATTTCTTTCTGCGCTTTTGAGATGTCGTTTTGCAAGGCCCCACGTTCTCGGGCTTGATTTTTGCGGATTTGATTACTGCGTTCGGCACCACGGTCGTCTGTAGTTCTTCCAAGCATCTGGTCAACCTGGCTATCCATCTGTGCCAGGGCTCGCCTTGCCGAGTCAACGTTGTCTTGTTGTGTTTTGATTTTTTCATCGATCATTGCCACCTGATCGGCCACAGCACCAGTGGGCACTGCTTGGTCAAGGTGGGCTTTGCTTAAGAAACCAAATATACCCATGGAAGTGATCATCATCAATATGACCACTGCTGTACATAGGTACCCCTTCATCAACCACTTGGCATCACGCCAATACTCATGCAACCATAGGGTGACAGTGACCTTGGCCATTTCCAAGATTGATCCCATGATGGCAATAGGTATAACGGCTGCTGCAAATATGGCCATGAGACCTGCTATACTATAGAACGCTGCAATGGCACTCAATGCCATGGCAACTGCCAGGGTTACATAACTAAGAAACAGACTTTTGTTTAGCGATTTCAGGATTAAATTCCTCTGTTTTAATATTGTATTTAAGCGAGATCCAACTTGCAAAGCCCGTGTTGGGCACTTCCATCCATATTTTTATGTCTTGGTAGCGTCGCCACTTGGTGGGTGGCCAGCATGAAAATGCTCGACGCACCCCACGCTTGGCTCTCCACCCACCACGACCAAACCAACGATTGGCCTCACCAACAACAATGTTCCAGTTATCAAAGTTAGTGGGCATTACTATAATTCGAGGCATAAGACAAACCGTTATTCTAAGAAGATTGATAATCACAATATTTTAAACGGGACCAACAAACGGTTGGCAACCTTTGTTTCAGTAAACCCTTGTGTTCATAGAGACTGTGAAGTCAACAGACATTGATACCATCCTTTACACACCGGTACTGGCAGTGTTAGCTTACCCTGTCGAGAGCTGACTTTGGAGGTCAGATCATACAGTTTCGTTGATTGATAACCAGTTTCTCAATCAACCACACAGTGTGCCTCATCCTAGACAGGATCTAAATTTTACTAACCACCTAGCCGTAGCCAATTACCTCACACATAACCAATACTGGAAACCAGGATTAATCAGGGGCCTTCCCTTACTACAGGTGAGCTTTACTTGTGGTTACCTGCCCGCATCATGAATGCCTTATGCTCAGTAATTATATGAGATGTTGTGTAAAATGCCAAGTGTTTCGGCTAGACAATAACTGCTTGGCGATCAACTTGATCGCTATAAACGCAATGGCCTAGACGACGGATAGTGTCTGCGGATTCTTGGGGATTGCGTTCAAACATTGCAGTAATGTCACTAACAGTGATATCTTTCTCAACATCAACAAGATATATTTCGTAGTGTCGTTGATGGTTTATTTGAGCACGAAGTTTGAGGTGCATGAGATTTGGTATGCGTACGAAATCTTCTGTGCCTTTGAGAGCATTCCAAGTTTTTGCCTGCATAGCTGCTGTGATATTTTCACAGCACTCTAATCCGTACATATCCCACATCACTATGAATTGATGAGTGCTCATCGCTGCTCCTGACGAAATCTTTCAAAGAAAGCATCGGCTCTACAACTATAACGCTGCAGAGGATTTTTTTCAGTCTGGTAATAAATCCAAATGTCATTGTCTTGCATCCGGCGTTCAACAATTATAAATCGTTGGCCATCACCGGCTGTCCATGTGTCATAGTGTTCGCTCATACATTACTTTTTCAGATTCTGATGTTCCCAGGTGTCAAACAAAATTATAGCACCAACGACCAACCAAAACATTCCAGAGAACGCATTACCAAGTGCTGTTTCAAATATACCTGATACTACATTGAACCCTCCTATGGTGTACCCAATTGGTGCACGGTACCGGTCAAACCATTCTAAAAATTTTGTCATCATTTTACTCCAAAGTGTTTTAAAATACATTCGTAGGGATCGTGATCTTCCCTAAGTGCGATGTTGGCACATTCTCTAACAATTGACTCGGCGAACCGATGACCTGTGCCGCGCCATAGGTCCGACTTGTATATGTTAAAACTTGCCTGTTCGGCCAAACGCTCAAATCTATCTGTTGTAACTTCAGGCTCCGTATCTTTGGATACTGCTGCACGTTGTTCAGCCTGCTCACGCAAAGCCAGGTTGTGCCATAGTTGGATACTCTTACAGATTACAAAGCCGTTGATCTCTAGTTCTACTATGTCGCCAATGACCGTTACAGAATACTCTTTTTCATTACTAACCGCGCCCATTGTTAAACCCAATCAAATGTTTTCATCATTCTCTACCTTCCAACCAATTGTATATTGTAATTACTTCTTCTGTGCTGTTTGCCCAACGATCAAATTCGTGGTACACGCAACTTTTATCTACAAAGAACTCACCTTCTGATGCATACCAACGAAAACGATAACTTCTATTCTTGTACGTAGCAATGCAGCCCCATTTGAAAAAGTCTCGGCCTATTGTATATCCACGACGTCGTAGCAATGTTTTGAATTCACTGGGTGACATACCATGGAGTTGATCACGTCTAGGGCGTTTTGCTTTGTATTTCATTTTTTTATCCCAAAATGTTGTCGGATTGCCGCTGCGAGTACTATTGCTGTTGAGCTGGTACCGTCGGGCATACCATAGCCATCACACACTGCGGCACATTCACGAGCAACCACTTGTGCAAACTTTCTCAGCTCGGCATTGCTCACATACCAATGATATTTGTCATCCCAACCAATGTCTGCCTTATTGGCCAATTCTTCAAGTTTATTGTTGTCAATCATATTATTCCAAAATGTTGTTGGATTGCTTTGGCTGCGTCTCTGCAACCTTCATAGTATCCATCGCTCCAGGCACCTTGTGGTGCAGTGGGAATGTCATCAATGATAGCAGCGCACTTCTTGATAATCAACTCAGTCAACTTGATAACCTCACGATCAGTGAAACTGGACTCATCAAACGCTGAATTGGCCATGGCCAATATCTTAATTCGTTGATTCATGGATTGTTTCCAAAGTAAGTGCTACGGTTCCGCAGAGTATCATCCACATTGCCCAATGTTTGGGGACTGTGATCCAGTCGTTGACCCAAATCATCTGCATACAAGAACGCATCCTGGTCGTCAACAACAACAGTTATGTCACTGTGTTGCAGCTCATAATCCTCAAAGTGATCCGGATCATGCTGTATTCGAAAATAATAACGGCCATCAACGGAACGTATTAGAGTTCCTTTGACGCCATCAGCTGATTGTGCAGTCATAGTTCAACTCCTGTGGTTGTTTATCGCATGTATGTGTGCTGGCTAATTTTTCAGTGATCCATATCTTGTTGCAATCTGAGCAACGCCAGGCCACACTGTCTCTGCTGAATGGATGTCCACCATCCTGAGGATAGTACCCATAAAATCGTGCAGTGACGGTGCGTATTTTTTCTATCATACGTATCTGTCTACAAAAATACCTGTCACTGTGTGCTGACTCAACAGGCGTTGTTCTTTGATTGATTCCCAGAACACATACTGTCGGAGTTCCTCGGTATCTTTCATGTAATTGTAGTTCTTCAACAATCTATGTGCTTCTTGAACCGCCAGCAGCCGAACTTTTTCTTGATGCAATTCATCCAAATCATTTTTGTGTTTGTAAGCATTGATGGCCTGCAAACGATATGTCACATCAGTGACCTCTTGCAACAAAGTATTTGATATTCTTGGTATTACCATTTACAGTTTCTCTCCAGCTTCAAATCCACGGAATCTCACAAACCTTGGGAATCGCAAACTGTATGTACCATCTTGATTCTGGCTCACAACATCAGCCTGCACTTCGGTCACTACTCCCATCAACGTGTCGCGAGTTTGCCAAAACTCATCACGCTGCGCATCGGTAAATCCCGAACCCACGTTCACATGTATGCGGCGTCCTTGATCTTCACCTTCGCATATTATAGCACCCAGCCTACCAGCATTGCGACCAGTGCCGGGCTCAAATCCCACAATGTTTAAGTCCACAGTAATTGTGGGTTTCCACTTCATCCAAAAACTATTGCGCTTGCATTCATACGGTGCTTCCAGGGCTTTGATCATGATGCCTTCGTAGCCCGCGGTGACAGCGTCTTCGGCAAATCTGCGCATGACATCATGCCCTTCGCTGACATCCATGTCAACTTCAATGCCCGGCATGATCTTCACCGCAGATTCAGAGCCAAATACACTGCGTAATGATTCCAATCGATCAATGCGTTTACGCAATGGGGCATTCGAATAACCACGCTGGAAATCATTGATTGACATCCAATCAAACACATAGAACACACTGTCAGATGCGTCGGCATCGGTTTTGCGACGAGCTTGTTTCATCAGAGACTGAAAGGTTTCTCCAATGACTTCACCGTCAAGTACAACCCCTTCTCCGGCCAACAGTTTTAGTTTGATCTGGTAAGCATCATTGCCAAGAGCGGCTTCGATGTGTGAAAAGTTTTCAAATACCTTGCCGTTGCGACTGTACAAAGTCACTTGGTTGTTGACACCAATATATGCCAACACACGCACACCATCAAGTTTGGTTTCAAGACGCATGGCACCAGTTAATTTATTGGGACGCTCTGCAGAGTCTGTGGCCAACTGGCATGTGAACACAGGGATCTTCCACTCTGTATTGCCCAGCACTTTGTTCAGCGTTTTTTCCGAGATACCGCAGCGAAGGTCTTTGATCAACACTCTACGACACAGCCCATTCCACTCAACACTGTCAAATTTTTGACTACACTTTTCCACCATTGTTCGCATGTCGTTGCCAGTGACCGAACGAGTGCGCAAGGACTCACACAAGGCCCAAAACTGGGGCCAAGGATTGGCTCGGCCGGCGATATCTTTGGTTTCAGGCACTTGTTTGATGTTGTAGGTATAGAAAGGGTTATAAGCCAAGTAGCAGTTAAACAAAAAACACTGAGCACTGGAACTTCCCAGTCTAGCAGCCATAAGAGCTTTTTCGATCACTCGTTCTTTGTATATGCGACTGTCCGAACTTTCTAAATCTCTGATCCAGTCCGCGGCCACTTTTACTCCTTCAAATACTGGCTGAGTGAAGTCAATTTTATCCATATATTTACAGTGTTTGATATTTAATATACATGCAGTATAACTGAGCCGGCATTATTGGTCAATTACCAGCTGGAGTTGTAAAACACTTTTAATCCCAAGAACAGTTCTGCTCGGGCTTTCTTGACAAATTCCAAATCGTCTTGCAAGTAATAATCGTCACTGTCCTCACCAAAGAAGAAACCGCTGGTAGCAGGAAGCTGTTTATGTCTGATAGCCGCTTCCAGCGCATCTATATCCTCCCAGGTAAGTTCAACTTCAACTCCATTGAACCCTGGATCTACTGCGGGGTCCGTGTTGCGACTGCGCCAGAGCTGTTCCATCCAACCCTGTAGGTTGGGATGCTTGCGCCAGTAAGCCAGTTCACGATGATTGTTACCATTCCATTCGGAATTGGCCTGAGCGGCCACGTATGCGTATTGATCTAATCCCATGTTAATCCTTCTTGCGTCCATTGGTTTTAGGAAATTTTGTGCACCATGTGCATTTCACAGACCCTGTGCCATAAAAATACAGGCCAGTGTCAAAGTAGGTCCGACCACATCCCAGGCAAACAAACTTCTGCATGGGCGGACCCATGGGACCATCTAGAATCTGTTGCTGGCGAACTCCCAGCACACCAGTGATGGGTCGGATCTTCATTAGTTATAGCCCAACTCGTAGTTGGCCGGATTAATTTGGTCTGCTTCTATCACAGCGTCTTGATAGTTGCTGGCATTGAGATTCACTGTGTCACCGTCGGCGAACTGAGCATAGTAATTGTTCGTGCCTGGATCGTACTCAATTTGAACAAGAAAGTTACCCATCATAGACTCCTTATGTAATTAATAATTTCATTGGCCTGTGCCAAGTCACTTGATTCTACTGCTGCATCAATCATCGCCAACTGTAAGTTGTGCAACTCATCCAACTGACAATCAATGATCTGTCGCTTGCGATTCATGGATACTGATCGATAGTAACGAGCTGAGTAGTCGGGTGTCATTGCAAGGTTCCTTCAATCTCAACACTGCCAAGCTCATCATCGTCAATGCCGTCACCAAGCGTTTCCAGCACAACCTGCACTGTGAGTCCCATGCGATTGGCAATCTCTTGCACTGACACGCCACGGAAATCCAACTCACGGATTTCAATATCAAGATTTTTAAAATAGCCCATTATGCTGTCTCCGTATAGTTAGCCACGGTTGCATCAAAGTAACCTATCGCATCGCCGTAGTCAGTTTCGTAAAACTTGAGACTCTTTTTATGAATACCAGAACCAATTTCAAGTTCGTAAGTGTACTCACCAGTACGCCACAAAATAACACGCTCGCCACGACCATTGCGGCCGTCTGTAATAAGTTGAATACTCATTATGCAATCTCCTTATCGTCGGAACTTACCAAAACCTTCTCTTCGCTTTCACGCTTGTCCATCATTTCGCAAAGAATAAACTTAGCGATGTTCATTTGTTTGCGGGCATCTTCTGCGCGACCCAGGGTCAACAACTCTTGTGCATCGCTCAATACGCCCATAACTACCATCTCCAAGCCACTCAAGCGAGCAGTAATTGATTGCATGTATTGCTCGCGAATTGCGTCTTCACTCATACCAAACATACGCTTATGATCTTCTCTCATCTCGGGCTCCTTATTAGTTACTATACACATATTATAGCAAATTGGGGATTATTGGCCAACCGTTTTATGCAAGAACTGCTACTGCACGAATGTTGCGATTTACACAAGTAATTGTGTTTGTGTAACCCAGATTTTTTGCAATGGTTTGCGCTGTTGCTAAAATTGCAAGGCTGGTTGCACGAGTGTTACGACGCATATAATAGGATACATAGCGTTTGGTTGTAAGTTTTGGTTGTGATAATATAGGAGCATCGGTATATGTGCTAGTTACACAACCCTGATTTTGTGCGATTGCTTGATTAATAACAGCGCGAATTTGTTTAGTGTTTGCTAACATAATTTAGGCTCCTTATTAGTTACTAAGCCCATATTATAGCAAACAGCGGATAATTGGTCAATGGTTGCTTAATAAGCAATTGTTTCTTTGGCAATGGGAAAACTTTCAAACTTTCTGGTGCCAGACTCAAGCGAAATCTCAAGAATATAGGCGCCACAGCGGTCGTAAAATGCCTGGTAATTTGATAATTTTGACGGAGAAAGTGGCATCTTATAAATTGTTAACCAAGTACGCATGGCACGAACAGCATCTTCTATCGGCCAAGTATTAATCACCCCTAGAAATTTGTTGGCTTTTCTATTCAGCCAGCGTTTATCAGCTTGGACAATTTTGACGGCCATTTCGTGTGCTAGTTTGGGATAGTTATTACATAGATGGTCCCACATAACTTTTTGTTCAGGAGTCATGAATTATGCTCCTCCCCATTCATTAGATTTTAATTTATTCTCTTCTTTTACCTGGCTGATCAAATTTTGCATGGGCAAAGGATGAGTGTCAAAAGGTTGTTTCTTGTTCATTCTCTGCTTGATCAAATCTAAAGGAACTACCCATAAAAAGACATAGACGAATCCAAATATCAAAATTGGAATTGAAAAGACAACTGATATAAACTTGTTCATTTTGGAAAGTTATACTCTCTACTGTATTGCGATTTAACCGACCACGATTCTTCTGTGGCAGGATATACGATATCACTCTCCACAGGAAGACCAAATCGTTTGCGAAGATACGCTTTATCTGCCTGTGATCCTACACTTGATATACATTCTTCAATAATCAACTCGGCGAATATTTGATTATACTTGGCTATCCACTCCACTGTATCCAGTCCTGCAGGTACACTGGTTCTGGCTTGTTCGGCAAGCTGTTGGATTCGTGGGTTCATGGAGTCTCCTGACCAGATAAATCTACTCCGTTTTTAAATGCTTCTATTATAGACTTCTCAAACTTTTCTTGTTTACTTTCTTCAACTCCAAAATGGTTCTTTATAGCATCACGGATCTGTTGTGCTGTTCCGTCAATTGTGGCATAAGCATCACACCATTCCACACATTCCCGAACAATCAACTCAGCGAACTTTTCTAAATCATCCATGACACTTCCGTAGGCATCGCCGGTGTTATGACTGTCATATGGGTCACATAGACAGTCATAAATGCCTGAGCTTATGGCAAGTTCTCGAATTCGTTCGTTCACTGCACACCACAGGCATCAAAAAATCGCTGTGTGTCAAATCGTGGATTGGATTCGGAACAGGCATTTGCCACTGCCACAGCCGCCTGCAGTCTAGCATGAGGATCCATGATCACACGAATATATTTGGCCAACGACTCAAAGTGTTTCTTAGACATATTAGGCGCTCCAAAAAGATTCTGAACTAGGTGAGCAGAAGCTGGGTGTATCATAACGTTCTTGATACTCCTTGCCCGACATCATGTTCTTTTTTGTAACAAAAGTTTCAAACACGTTGACAACATAACCACGCTGGCGCATGTCGGCCTCAACGGTGCTGATATAGTCTCGGGTGCTGGGTGTGAAATCTACCGTTTCTACAAAACGCAGACCTTTTTTGTTACGACCATAGCGTTCATCTCGTTTAATACGCTTGTCTGCTTTATACAGTTCAACAGTAAATGCGATTAGCTTTGACATTTTGTGCTCCTTATTAGTTACTATACACATATTATAGCAAATGGCGGATTATTGGTCAACCCTGAGTTTTGTTGCTATTTTGTTAACAGTTGTTAACTTGTTATGATGTTGGCCTCTGCTTGGGCCGGGGTATAATTGGGATCTGATATCTGCCCCTGTGCAGGGGGAGTAGCAGGAGTTGCGGGTATTTCACTGTTGAGACCAACTCCACCATTGTTGAGTGCTGCAATGTTGCGACCTTCTCTCATGGCACCCACAATGGCCTGTCCAGTTTGGTTGGTGGTCGTGGCCACTGCCTGTAGGTATTCGGCAGGACCACCGGATTCGGTCTGTACACCCCAGTCATGCAAGTTGTCCACAAAACTTTTTATGGCCGGGAAACTGTTGGGTACCAAATTAGCATAGTCAATACCTGACGCAACAAAGTTGGTGACTTGATTGCTGACAGCATTGCTGAGTATGGTCCAGTTGTTGCTGATGTTGGCAGTTTGACTGGGGTAGGTGCTGACCAAGCCACTGATAGTGACATTGGCCGAAGAACACAACGACAAGATTGCATCGTTGATATTAGAGTAAGTTCCTTGTCCTGGCCCTGCAGGTATTGTAATTACACTGAGTACTGTGTAATCACCATTTAATGCCTTTACCATTCTATTGTACGTGGTGTTCAGTGTAGTGGTGTTGATGTTGGCTGCGTTACTGATCACATTGGCCAATTGTGTAGTAATGTTGTAGCCCGAAGCTGCCCCCATTACGTCACCAATGGTCACTGTACCGTTGGGACCAGTGCCTGTGGCCACTGAGTTGGCAATGTAGTTTTGTACATCGGTTGGCACTGCCTGTGTCTGACTGTTGATTAAATTTAAACCTTGATTGGTCTCCAGTGCTGCCACTGTGTTGGCAAACTGTTGCAGACTTTGTATTTCACTGATACCTTTGACTTGTTCAAAGCTGGCTTGCAGGGCTTTGTTGGCCAGGGCTTGGTCAGCAGGGATAATGACTTTCAAACGGTCATATGTAATCATACCATATCCCTGATATAATATTGAGGTAATTGTGTTTCAAGATTACTGTTGACCGTTCCGTTTGTGTCTTTATAGATACCTCGGACACCCACCGTGGTGGCAGTGGTCAATGTGTAAAAACTATTTGGAAATAGCTTTACAGGATTCAGCAGATCTGCCATGGTAGTAATGCCAGCAGTGGTGACATCAAAAATAGCCAACACCTGCAACAGCGTATCTCCGGTGATCTTTTGCATGGCTTGATAGGCCAGTTTCTGCAAGTTGTCAGCCATTTCATAATCAGGTTGATTGATTTTATTCAACTCTGCTTGCGGGATACCTGCAGCTACCAATACTGAATTAACTTCAGGTAATACACCACCAGAATTATACAGTTGAAGTAACAATGCACCTGGTGATCCTAGATTACCAAGATTTTGCAAATTAATCAACGTGCCGAGTTTCTTTAGGTCAGCTCCAAATGTTGGCAATGCTTGACTCATGTTTGAAACATCGCCAGTGGTCAAACTGTCCATGCCTGTGTACGTAGGTCCAAGGTATGTGGCAGAGTTTTGATTGGTGTTGATTACTTGATTGGTCAGGGCCACATAGCCAGTTGCCGAACTAAATGCCTGGCAAAACTTGCTGAGATCTGTGACGCTGATCACTGTGTTGGCTTGGGTGGCTACTATTCCTGTGACACCAGGTGTCACATAACCCACAGTGATGTTGGTGATGGTATTGGGCAATGCATCAGACAATGCCGGGCAAGTGGTGTTGGCAATGGTGTACATCACATTCAATGTGGCATTGGCTAGAGGTGCCACATTTCCCGGAAACGGTACATTGGCTGGTGTGCCACCGACATTGATTGCTGTGTGAATATTGGCCACCCATGGCTGAGCATTCCAACTAGACAACTGCGTAGTCAGTGCAGTGCTCACAGCAAAGCCTTGATTTTGTTTGATACCGGCCAGGGAGATTAACTGTAGTGGGGTACTCATGCTGCGAACACATCTCCTGACCCTTGAGCTATTGATGTACACCCACCATACCCATCACCAACTCGGGCTATGGGGCGACCATTTACGTACACTGATCCCGAGCCACCACTGATTGTGGCCGAATGCGAGGGGCAACTATCGCCGCCAGGTTTGACATGTACTGTACAACTGTCGCCTTGACGAGCTGCACCTCGGCCATTGACAAATACGTCACCGGACGCTGACTGGACGTTGTGTCCAGAACAATGTGGTACATTGGTGTCACCTTTTCTGGCTACTGCGGGCATGCTCTATCCTCATTAACTGTTGCAATCGATCATTCCACTGCTCTATTTCTTCATGCTGTTCGTCTGTGTGTGGGCCTGGTGGAATCTCAGGTACGAACTCTATTACATGTTCAAAATCTCTGGGGATAGCCTCAAACTCAGTGTAAGTTTCAAGTTTGCCACAGCGCATTATAACAAAGCGGTGTGTCATCCCACCAAGATTTGTTTGCGTATGGGCTTGATACCAGTGGTTGATTCAATATAGCTGTCACACACTTGCTCTCTTGTTTCGGCCATCATTACAATGTTATTTTTATTTATTGTGACGTCAACTGTAAGTTCTGTGGTAAACAAGCTGGGCAGCAATTGTATGCCTTGTGGGCCAGGAAGAATGGTCAAGGGCTGATGTATTACAATTTCTGTGTCTGTCTGTGCAATAACTTTGCCAATTAGTTCATCACCATTGGCAATTTTAAATGTGTAAACTTTGTCGTTTTCGAGTATCATTGTAACCTTTGTCTGAGTTCTGTAAATCCACCCACGTATTCTTCATCAAGAAAAATCTGTGGTACTGTACGTGCTGTGGGCACTGCTTCTAATAAATCTTCTCGGGAGTATCCTTCTCCCACTGTTTTTTCTTCAAATACAATTCCCCGTTGTGTCAACAAGGCCTTGGCTTGATCACAAAATGGACAATGATTTTTACTCCATATAATTGCTTTTGACATTCAATTCTCCTAGAGGTCTGGTAGGGCGTCGTAATTGATTTCATCGCTCATGACGCCTATAACATAGTTAGTTGATTCATTCTCCTGCAGTGCAGTTTGTTTCTTGTGTGTGTCAACGTGCTTGTTGAACCAAGGTATTGGTGTGGAACGTGGATGCGGTTCCACATACTTGATGCCAATTTCTTTGAGTGCATTGTTGGCAGTGTAGTCCACAAAGTCTTTGAGAATGTTGGCGTTCAATCCAATCACCGGACCACGACTGAACAAATATTCAGCCCAGGCTTTTTCTTCGCGTATGACATCAAGATACATGTCGTAGACATCGGCCAAGCATTGCTCACGAGCTTCGGCAAAACGTGGATCTTCTTTGACAACTTGATTGATCAAGAACGCAGTCCAATCTCTGTGCATGATTTCATCTTGCAGGATAAGACTGATGATGTTGCCATTGCCCATGAAGATTTTGTTCTCTACCATGGCCAAGCTGGTGGCAAAGCTCACCATGAAACGAAATGCTTCTAAAGCATAACTGGCGTTGAGTGCCAACCAAATAGCACGTATGTGTTCGCCTTCGTCGATCTTTTCGCCTATTTCCTTGCGACAGTTTAGTAGATGCAGACGATCATAGAAGTAACCAACGTTTGATGCCATGTCAACAATCTCTTCGGTGTCATGGATTGTGTTGAACACTTCCTTGGGCACATTGTAGATGTTGCGGATGATGTGCGAGTAACTGCGACTGTGTATGTTGGTTTCAAAGAACGTCCAGTTGTAGACCAAGGCTTCGAGTTCTGGTAGACTTACCACAGGGGTAAAGATTTGACTGGGACCGCGTCCTTGCAAGCTATCCAAGGCTGTTTGGCGTAACAAATTGCTGGTGAAGATATGACGCACAGTGTCAGATGAATCCTTGAAGTCTGAGGCATCTTTGGTCAAGTTGACTTCCTCAGGTACCCAAAAGAATCCTCGTGCTTCTTGTTCAAACTTCACTATCTTGTTGTATTTGACTTCTTCAAAACGTTGAATTGTCACAGGTCCTGCAGGATCAAGAAACATCTTGCGCTGTAGGTAATCTGTCTTGGTTGTTAGATTATATTGTTGTTTTGACATAATATATGTTGTTCCATTTAAATGCTATAACTTGCACGATTCGCAGTCCTCGTCATCCCAGGCTGTCGCAGCCAACTCATCCAACTCTCTTTGCAACTGAGCTTCGTTGTCGCCTTCCTGACTCTTTGATCCATGCTTGTTGACTAGACTGTAATAGAATGTTTTTAATCCCCAGTGATGAGCTTGCATGAGGTTACGAGCAATCACTGTTGTGGGCACTTTGCGATTTGCAAAGTGCGCAGGATTATAAAATGTATTTGTTGAAATACTTTGATCCACATACACCTGCAACACCGCAGCAGTCTTGAGATATCCATCACAGTCAGTTTGCTCCCACATCAACTGATATCTATTTTTGAGTCTGTGGTACTCAGGTACTACCTGTGTCAGTGAACCAGCTTTGCTTTCTTTCACTGTGATCAAACTCATGGGAAGCTCAATGCCATTGGTACTATTGATCACAACACTGCTACTCTCAACAGGAGCGATTGCCATGAGTGTTGCATTACGTACTCCATGTTGTTTCATATCAGCACGTAATGGTTCCCAATCCAGTTCTGGGGCAAAGTCTGTTAATTCATCAGCGCCGGCAGCACGTAATTCCCAGGGAAACTTACCTTGTCCATAACGTGTCTTTGCACTGTCTTTGCAAGCACCACGCTCACGCGCCAGTTCCACAGTGGCTTCGGTAAGATAAAATGCCTGATGTTCAACCCAGATTTTGACTTCTTTCAATGCATCGTCATTGCCATACTGTAGGCCACGCTTGGCATGCCAGTAGGCCAAGTTGGTTACACCAATGCCCAGGGGTTGGATTTCGTCGTTGCTGAGTTTGCTTTGTATGCTCAGGAAGTCTTGATAGTCTAGTATGTTGCACAAACTACGCTGGAGTATGCGGCAAGCACGACGCATATCTTCTGGATTCCGGAAAGCTCCCCAGTTAATACTGCCAAGAGTACAGAGAGCAATGCGACCACTGTCGTCATCAAGACGCTTAAAAGGCCGAGTAGGTAAAAGTATTTCACAGCAAAGGTTACTCTGATAAATGGTATGGTACTCAGGATCAAACGGCCCTTGGTTCATGACATTGTCAATGAACACAAGATAGATACGTCCGGTGTCTGTGCGCTCTTTGAGTATGCCTGATTTAAATACTTCCTCGGCACTCATTGTTTTGGTTCTTAGATCTGTGCGCTGTTCGTATTCAACATAGAGTTTTTCAAACGCCGCAGTGTCGCGATAAAACGCTTCGTACAGGTCAGGAACTTCGTTGGGATCAAAGAATGTTATGTTTTCTCGGTTTTTGAATCTTCTCCAGAAGAAGGCCGAGAGGACGACTCCGTAATCCATGTGTCGGACTCGAGTTTCTTCAGTGCCTTGATTGTTTTTAAGCACAATAAGATCATCAAACTGATGATGCCAAATAGGATAAAATACCGTTGCACTTGCATTTCTAATACCTCCTTGACTACAACTACGTAGATCACCAAACCACTTTTTAAGGAATGGTATCATGCCGGTGTGCATGATTTCTCCGCCACGTATAGGTGAACCCAAGGGACGTAGCCTACCAATTTCCAAACCAATGCCCGCACGTTTGCTGGCATACTTGGCCATCATCTCCCCGGAGGCGAAGATACTGTCCAGATTATCATCGGATCTAATAAGAACGCAAGAACTGAATTGTTTTGTAGGTGTCCCCAAACCAGCAAGAACAGGAGTAGCGAGAGTGAAAAGACCATCAGATGCCGCATTGTAATATTCCTTGATAAATTTCATTCGAGCCGTTGCTGGCTCTTCTCTATGCATCACCGTGGCAGCGGCCACCATGTACCGCACCTGTGGAGTTTCATAGATGTCCTTGGTGCTGCGATTTTTTACTAGATATTTTTCAATTAGTTGTTCAATGGCAGCATAACTATAGGTTTCGTCACGACTGTGATCCAGCATTTCATTCATGCGATTCCACTCGTCCTCGCTGTACCATTCCAAGAGCTCAGGAGTATACAGCCCTGTGGCTACATTTGTTTTGATAATTTCGTAGAGGTGAGGAGGATCATAACTGCCATAAACATCCTTGCGCAACATACTAAGACGTTGCTTGCCTGCCACGTATTGATAGTTGGTGTGACCAACATCGGGGTTTTCTTCTACATCAATAAGATCAACAATAGCTCTTAGCGTTATTCCGTCAATTTCTTTTGTTGTAATACCATCATAAAAATGTAGCTGGGCTTTGATTTCAATCATGCTCTGACTGACATCGGCTGTGCCCTGGCATACTTTGGCAATCTGAGCTTGCCATTTTTCCAGGGCCAGCGG